CTACACTCGCTGACGTACGAAAAATGCGTCATCGGGCGTCACCATTTGGCTGGGGTGTTTCGCAAGATAGCTTAACACCCAAGCAATTGGCGATCTTGGGAGCCTTAGGGCTCTCTAAGTTGCCATAACCACGTCGTGAGACAGTGGTCCCTCTATTTATAGATTGGAGTTTGTTATGTACGTAGATCCTCAGAGCTTGACCGTGAATGCGGTTGCAAAATCGCTGCCACGGGTTGGCTCATCGTCTCCGACGAAAGTCGGGACTTTCCAGACAGCTGACGGGGAATACGAATTCCGCGTCAGTCAGAACGGCACTACCAACCGTTTTCGTCGTGAAGCTCGCTTCACGCAACGGAAGGTTGCTGCTGATCCGATCAGTGCGGTGAACAAGGAGGTTTCTGCCTCCGTTGTCATCGTGGTCGATGAACCCAAATTCGGGTTCAACGATACGGAGCTGGGGTACCTTACCTCGGCTCTGATCGCCTGGTTTACCGCGGGTAACCGCGATAAGCTGCTGGGAGGAGAACTCTAACCGACCCTTTGTAAGGGGGGTTGGTTAGAGGTGTACATGGCAGGGTTTTCACCACCTTACTCTAAGTGAGGGATGAATGAAAAGACCTACTACACTCCTGTGTCGGGTTCTTCTAGACGAAGAACTGCAGACTAATGTTGTCGTCGAACGAGACGTTCGAGAGATTGAACGTCGTTTTGAACACGAGGGTATGAGCTTTCTTACGATTGCTCTCCCTTCTCTTGATGATGCCCTTCTCCAGGGCCTAACCAAGGGTTTCCTCACACCATCTATGTTTCACGGATTCAAACCGTGCAAACGTGGTGGAATGCTCCCAGCTTTGTTGTCTGGGTTCTTCAGGAATGTGTTCAATGAAGACGGCTTATTAAAGGAGACGCCATGTATTCGCTCTATCCGAGCGATACGCCAGGTGACACGACTCTTCAAAAAAGTCGAGTTACCTTGCTCAGCCGCGCGAATTCAACGCGCTTATGAGAGGTACGTATCCAATGATAAGAACATCTCAGGTGTTGTTAGCTGTGGCTATGTCGATGCTTTTGTGCGTCGCATTGCTAGCTACCTATGGTCTGACCTCGAAGGCCTATCTGGAGCATTATATTGTTCTCCAGGGGTCTTCGGGACAGGAGCCACCGCGGAAAGATTGGCATATAATCAACGCCATTCCGTCAAGCAGTGGCCGGAGCGAGGAGATGAAAGTTTCCCCGCCTCGTACCATACCGTCGCAACCGAGGGAGACTCTGACACCCTACTGGGCTTAGAGTTTCTCGATGAAGCTTCGGAACAACCTGTACGTGTTGTACAGGTACCTAAGACGTTAAAGACTCCGCGCACGATATCCGTGGAACCTAGCTATATGATGCTAAGGCA